TTTGCTGTGGTCTTTAGGTCCACAAGATATTTGCCGTTCCAATTATCAATGAGTGCATCTGCTTTCCCTTTTACTGGGATGCCCATCAGTTCAAGAACTGATGGGTGACTTTTCCCCCGAAGTCCCCGCAGTTTCTGAACTGATGGGCATCCCAGTAAAAGGGAAAGCAGATGCACTCATTGATAATTGGAACGGCAAATATCTTGTGGACCTAAAGACCACAGCAAAGAGCCTATCCGAATTTAAAAGAGGAGCATCCTATATGCTATACAACCAACAAGCAGCATTGTACAAATATCTCTTTGAGGTAGATGACTTTTACTTTGTGGTAGTTGAGAAAGAGTTCCCCTATGAAGTGGGAATCTTTAAGTGTAGCGATGCCTTCCTTAACTCTGGGCTAAAGGAACTTCAAACTTCTATAAATCTATACCGAGAACTATTTTTAAATGGAGACTACAACTATTACTACACCCGTGAGTACGAACTTTAACACACTACAGAGTCGCATTCTCTCTTGCGTTTCTTCAGCGTGTGATGTTCGCATCTCCGATATTATGTCCTCTACAAAGCGTAGAGAAGCCGCTATCGCAAAGAGTATATTCTGCGTGATGATGGTGGAGAATGGATTCTCAAAGAGTGAGACAGCAAGATGTATAAATGCAGACAACAAGTCTGTACACTATTACCTGGACTCTCACTCCGAGAAGATGAGCGACAATTCATACAAGAGTATGTACGATAAGTCCCTTGTTCTTTTTGAGAACTATGCCAAAGATATAATAGACTACGACCACGCCATCAACGACTTGCGAAAGATGGTTATGGATTTACAAAGCAAGTACGAACACATTAAAGAACTCCTAATAAACTAAAGAAATGGAACAACGTCAATTTGTAGGAAAGATTAAGGTAGTAGAGACCAAGTACGGAAGCATCGTAAAGATTGCTCTCGGACCAAACGACCTTGAAGTATTAGCCAATCACCGCAACGAAAAAGGTTGGGTGAACTTGGAGATGAAAGACAAGCGCGATGGTGGTAAGTATATGCAGATTCAAGGAGAAGTTGCAGCACCTAAGCAGCCTGTAAATTCAAAAGAAGATTATCCTTTCTAAGTGGTTTGTGGTTTAATTTAACTGGTAAGGAGAGAGAGGGGGCATATGCCCCCTTTCTTATCTCTACTATTTTATGAAATACAAAAAGAGTTTTGGGGCGAGGTTCTACTACAGAGATGAACTTCGAATCCTACAAAGTGCTATGCACTACCACCAAAAGATATTAGCAAGAATCTACGAAAGACTCCAGTATATCAATGAAAGAATAGAAGAAAATGAGCGAAGAAAGACAAGAGATATTCCATCACAAAGTGACATTGAGTTGGAAGAAAAAGTACGGCAATGGATACACGAATCTGACTCGAGGGACAAAGCAAGTGCCATACGAGTTCGTAAGCCGTGGGAAGACCTTGGAGGATATGAACAGCAATGCATATCTGATGATGCAGATAATGACCCATTGCGGATTAGCCAACAAAAAGGTGTACGATTTCCATATTAAAGAAATCTACGAGAGCAAACCCCTCGGTGAGTCATTCCACTATGAGGAGAAAGATTATAAAAAAGAATTCAAATAACCACAAACTATGTCAGCACTTAGAGAGTTTATCTTTGATGCAAATATGCTCAAGGATTCCATCCTCACTCTACGGAATGAGGGTGTAAAGAAAGGATGTTGGACAGGATTCGATTCCTTGTTCGACAAGTATTCCGTTAAGCGCGGAAGCACCACATACATTTATGCGGGAGCGCACCAAGGTAAATCACAATTCACCTTTGAGATTATGATGAACCTTGCAGAGTACGAAGATTGGAAGTGGGCAGTATATTCTCCAGAGACAGGCGCACCCGTAGAGGTGTTCGCTGAACTCTGTTGGGTGTATCTCCGTAAACCCCTCCTTGTAAACGACAAGATGATGGCTACAGATGAGGAGGCTGACAAAGCCATTGACTTTGTGTCCAAGCATTTCTTCATCGTAGACTCGGGACTCAGAGACCTTAACATCGAAGGATTCTATTCGGCTGTGGAGGAGATTGAGAACAAGTACCAAGTTAAGATTGATGGATGTTGCGTTGACCCATTCACAGAAATCAAGACCGATGTGGCGCAAGGAGTGCGTGATGATATTGCTATTGGTAATGTTCTAACAAAGGTCCGTAAGCATTCCGCAGAGAATGACTACCACACCATTGTTACTGTACACACCAAACACCAACAAGCAAAGTACAAGAACGGCATCCCCTATGTAGATGTTCCTACGATGAATGATATTGCCGGAGGTATGCAATGGTCTCGTAAGGGTATGATGATTATCAATATATGGCGATGCCCCTATGGTATGGAAGATGAGGAAGGGATTCCCTACGAACCCAACCAAGTGAAAGTTACAGTAGTGAAAGCAAAACCAAAGATTGTCGGTAAGTTGGGAAGTCTCTATCTTTATTACGACAAGATGACTAACCGATATTACGAGATAAACCAAGATGGTAAAAAGCAATACGCCAGACCACAGTTTGGTTAAGGAGATTAAGAGGAGTTGGGGGAATTGTATTTGTATGTTTCTCAAGTTCAATGTCCCCCAAATAACCTCTTGCGAAGTCACACAGGATGGTGACTTAATCCTTAATGATAACCACTATAAGTTTGATGTATCAGATTACACCGGACACGCAGAAAGATATGTATTTTTCAATCCTACAAATGGTAGATTGGTGATTGAATATCTTGATAAAAAGATGGTGTATAAATTCGAGGTTGAATTTTTAGAGTAATTTGTTAATGTTTGTGTAGATGGAGACTACAGAGGAAAAGATTTGGGTTGTTGTAAATGAGATTGGAACTCTTCTCTCTGAGAAGAACCAAGCATATGGTGATTCGGCTGTCAAGCCAGTTAATATATTTTCCAAGGGTAATGCTGTAGATTCTTTATGCGCTCGTATCGATGATAAGATTATGCGTATTAAGAATAAAGGCATTAACGATAAAACTGAAGATACGGTCTCCGATTTAATAGGTTATTTGATACTGCTGAAGATAGCCCTAAAGGAGAATAATGATACAAAATGAACAAGAGCTTTTCGATTTCCTAAAGGCTCGGTACATAAAAGACTTAGAGCCTTCTGAACATAAGTATTCTAAATACGATTGCTACAGCGAATCAAAGAACATTGACTTAGAACTTAAATGTCGGCAAGCACATTACGATGACTTGCTTATAGAGAAAGACAAGTACGATAGCCTTCTCGCAAGAGCCACACAGTACGGGACAAAACCCTACTATGTGAACTCTACGCCAGAGGGCATCTTTGTTTTTAATCTTAGCACATTGCCCACTCCCGAATGGGAGGTACGACTTATGCCCAAGACCTCACACTTCTCCAACAGAGAGAAGGTAGAAAAGGTTGTTGGTTATCTATCCATTAAGAAGGGACTCAAGTTACTGGAATAGTGGATATTGTAGATATAGTTATTGACCTTCCCAAACCACCCTCCCTAAATATGATTTATGCGGGAAAGCATTGGGCAGTTAGAAAAAAGTATAAAGATGACTACAAGAAAATTATTAGGGAGAGACTTGAAGAGATTGATGGTTTTACTTGCGAGACCTATTCTCTGGATATTCGTTACAATAGCCGCCTTGATATTGACAATGGTATTCTTGTTTCAAAGTTTCTATCGGATACTTTGGTGGAAGATGGTTGTGTTCAAGATGATAGCCCTAAGTACTTTAAAGAAGTACGGATTCGATATGACAAGGAAGTCGAAATGAATCACTACATAGTAACAATTAAATGCAAAAACTACAAACCGCTATGAAGAAGGATTATAGAAATGACCAATTAACAAAACGAGAGATAGACGAGCGTCTTCGCGCGATGGCAGTAATCTTCGCCAATACTGGAAAGGATTCTACATTTAAGGAGATGCGTACCGCCTATAAGGAGGAAGACAAATTGATTGATGAGATTGCTAAGATTGACTTAGAGTTCTCAAAGGTCATACGTCCATATAAAAATGAAGAATGGAAGAGGAGTACTATGAGATAATGACTTCTGACGAAGCTGATTTCATTATCGCATTATATGAGTGCATTAAATATAGATTTGATAACAAACAACCAATTACGCTTGTTGGTATAAGCAAAGACCTAAGGATAAAACCTTTGGAACTTGCCGATTATCTGCCGGATATCCTAAGCATACTTACAAAAATTGAAGAAGAGAAAGTACAACAAGGAGGAGGTAGAGATACAAGCGATTGAATCAATGAATCAAGGATATATGACTGAGTTCTTGGGAAGATTTACTATGGACCGTTCCATAGAAATAGCCAAGCATTCTTTCTATACCCGAGGAGATGAGGAATTGTTACAATCTCTTGTGGATGAGGCAGTTATGAGGGTGTGTGAGAAGTTCTTACATTATTACAAACCTGGTAAGAGTGCTGCCAACCTTATTATATCTATGGTTTACTCCGCTATGTATAATAAGATAACGTCCCTAAAATGGAGTGATGTATATGGGCATAGGATTAAAGGTCCGGTGTCTGTGATTGAAGATGGTAGTAGGAAAATCCGCTACGAAAAATATATTAAAGACGATAACATTAGTAAAGATTTATGATTTATTACGAGATTTGGTTGACTG